AAGTGTTTAAGAATTTAAAATACCGCTGATAATCAGTGAATTACTTGTGAGATTCGTTTTTTTTTCGTATCTTTGCAAACGATAAGAATAAGGATAGCAGTTTCTTATGTTTTTTCGTATAGACTGGTATCCGTTAAGGTATCTAACGGAACTGAGATGAGCAACCGTTCTTTTTCTCAAAAGTTGCCATCGCGAAATCACTGATGTTGTAGTTCAGCTTTTCAGGTTCCATAAAATAATTAATATGAAGAGAATAACAATGTTGATGGTCAGCATTCTCATGCTGACGCTGAATGTAGACGCAGCATCGGCTGCAACGATGTCTAAACAAAATGTTTCCTCTAATGAGTTTGATTGGAATCCAGTGATGGAGGCGATAATTCAGGTAGAGAGTGAAGGAAATCCAAGAGCAAAGAGTGGTAATTCTGTTGGCGTGATGCAGATAACTCCAATCTTGGTAGCAGAATGCAATAAGATCTTGAAGCGTAAGAATAGTAAGAAGCGTTACAAGTTGTCTGATAGATACAGTATCTCTAAGTCTAAGGAGATGTTCCTGTTGATGCAGTCTGTTTACAATCCTCTGAATAGTATTGAGCAGGCTATCCGTGCCTGGAATGGTGGCAACCATTACAGCGTCAAGAGAACGCAGCGCTATTTTGAGAAAGTAATGAAGCTATTGAAAAAATGAAATGGTTTTATACTATCCGGTTATTCCAATGGAGTAACCGGATTTTTTGTTTTATAACTTGTCCTTTCTGTAATGTTTATCTGAGATTGCTGACATTGCCGAATGATTCGTCTTTTAGTGCTTTTTCATGGGTTTAAATAGCGACCTCGCCATTCCCTTTATCGTCTGGATCCGTCCTTATTTAAATGAAAAATCGGATAAGAATGTTGGAAATCAACTTCTTACCCGACATTAGTTGCGGCGGCAGGACTAACCTTCCAACCGCCAAAACTACTAAGATAAGTTGTTAATACCAAGACCAAATTAATATTTATTGTACCTGTTCCTTATTTAATAAGAACTATTTTACTAACTATCGTTCGTATTTAGTCTCTATTTTCCTTACTTTCTAACAATTTTATATAATTTTCTAACGTACTGATGCGCTTATCCTTCTCCAAGATTAACTCTTTAAGATACTGGGATTCAAGCGAAGCATTACCAATAGCGACCGTGGACATTACATTATTAGAGCCCACAACAGTCCCCGTCCCACTTGAAGCCCAAGATGGTGCGGTAAAGAGATCATCCATAGAGCACTTCAAAACATCACGCAGACGCTCAAGAGTATCACTACGGAGATTCTTTGCTTTCTCCAAATGGTAGAGGTCGGTGGATTTACTACCGAACATTTGCTTTTCAAACTCTTTTTTAGTCAATCCGGCATCCGCTATTAACTGTCTGAGTATCTGACCATTAAACATAATTATAGCATTTAATTAATAATATTTAACTTACTATCATAAGTAATTTCACTTATTATCGTTAGTATTTTCCGATTTTTATTCGTAACTTTGCAACAAAGTTAATAATAATATTTCAATTATGGAAGAAAAAAAGCAAAAAAATGATGAGAAAAATTCATTGCTGGCTTGGTACAATGAAATTCCTCGAAAAAAGAGAAGCAAGTTTATACTTGCGCTCCAACTGAAGTTTGGTATGTCTGCATCTGGCATCTATGACAAAATTAAAAAAAACAATTGGTTGCCATATCAGAAAGATATTGTCGATGAAGTTATCAACGAAGGGTCATGGGAAAAATTGTAATAAGATGCAATCATAAGCAAATTGAAGCCATCAATAAAGACTTTGAGGATGCGAATGTCAATGCGGAGGTTTGCTATGGAATTTTCCACAAAGGCACGACTAATGTCGAAATCACATATGATGATGCAGAGGACGGCATCGTCGAGGGTATTATCAAGTATAGAATGAAGAACAATGAAAAAGAAGATTAAAATGAAATCTATCGAGGAGGCTATCACAGAAAAGTTTCCCGATGTTATCATACATGAAGTTAGAAAAAACGCCAAGTTTGGTATTCGTATACTTGGCACCATCCCAGCACAAAACGAATACGACAAAGATCATATCGTTGAATGGACCGGGGATGGAATAGCCTCAGAGTGCTACATCGATAGCAGAGACTACAGAGAAATTGGTTGGAACGAGGAGGAGCAAAGACCGGAATACATCAAGGCCAAGCTTCTCATCCACAACGATAGATTTAATGTACCGGTAGATGCCTCCAAGTAAATGCCTTAGCTGTCCAATAGGGGTGAACTGTATCAATGGAAGATACTGTCCCCTATTCCGCCGATATATAGAGCATAACTCTGAGCCACTTGGATGTACCCCAAAAAGAATTAGTGATTATGAAAGCAATAATAACGTTAGAAACAGGCTTTAAGGTTGTCTGTGATATCCTTACCCCCCCACACCGTAAAGAGCGTGAGACACAGGCTGAGTACGAAAGACGTTTTGTTTCGGAACTCAACCTGTCCCAACCAAATGCTGTCAACAAAGTCATAAAGTGTCATATTCTAAGGCATTAAGGCTATTGACAGTAAGTATTTTGTTTTGAGCTTGCTTTGCAATAACTTTGCAAGCGAATTTTAATAAGGGAAAAGAAATATGATCAAAGCAGAACAAATTTATCAAGCGACAAATGACGGCCTGGACATCATCTTTGCACTGTATCCAGATGCTAAAAATTGCTTCGCTAAATACTGTACCGATGGCAATGTCAAAAAACACTTTGCCATAAGAAATGAAAAGACTCCTTCCTGCAGCATCAAAAAATACGATACCTGCTGGAAGGTGACAGACTTTGGAGGCGAAGGTGTAGCAGAATCGCCTATCGACCTCTACATGAAAGAGAAAAACATCAGTCGCTTTCCTGATGCTATCCTTCGATTGGCTGCAGAGTTCAACGTCAGCGACGAGTTGAAGAAGGATGTCAACAAGCCAACTTTCGCTGAGCGAGATGCCACCATAGACGAGAAAGATGGCACTCGCATATTTGAGCTCAACGAGAAGTTTACTCCAACAGAGCTGAGTGTGCTTGGGCCAAACGTCAAACAAGAGCACGTAGATGCACTCAATTGGCACTCTGCTAAATGGATTGGCTACGTAAAAGACCGCAAGGTTAAAATCAAGTACAGCAATGAGCACTATCCGATATTCATGCGTGAGTGCCTTGTGTCTCCGGCTTCAGGTGATAAGCCGGAAGTCAAGTTCTTCAAGATATACGAGCCTCTTAACTATCAAAAGCAATGGCGATTCTCTTATACGCCTGAAGGCATAAAACCAAAATCATACATCAATGGGCTTGCCGAGCTGAAAGCAGCTTACCACGATTTTAACAGACGTGAGGAGGCCGAATACAACAAGACCAACACCGATGAGTCCAAACCTTACAAGGAAAAGAAGTTACCTGAAGCTTTCGTCTGCAGTGGAGAGCGTGACAGTCTTTGTTGCCGTTCCTTGGGCTACCACCCTCTATGGTTCAACTCCGAGACTTACAAGCTGAGCGAAGAAGAATACAAAGAGATTATGAAATATGTAGAGGTGCTCTACAATATACCCGACATTGACGAGACGGGTATTGCCAAGGGTACAGAGTTAGCTCTGCGCTTCATCGATATCCATACAATATGGCTGCCTTCATGGCTTCGTACTTACCATGACAACCGTGGTAAGGGGCGCAAAGACTTACGAGACTGGATGGAGCTGCGCAATACGCGCAAAGACTTCCGTAATCTTATGACACTGGCCATGCCAGCTCGCTTCTGGGTGAGCAAGCTCAACAAAAAGGCCAACACCTGGGATCATTACATCGACACGGCGTGCCTCTATAATTTTCTTCGTCTCAATGGTTTTTACACCTTACATGACGACAACTCCACAATTACTAAGTATGTTCGCATCACAGGCAACATTGTCAAACTCATAACAACAAGAGATATCCGAGAGTTCTGCCGTCAATGGGTCATCGATAGAGCTGAAAAGCGAGATATCCTCAACCTGGTTCTGAATACCCCGAAGCTCTCCAGCGCTGCGCTCGACTCACTGCAAGAGATTACGTTAGACTTCACCAGCTACACAAACCACTCACAACTGTTCTTCTTTCCTCGAGTCAGCGTAGAGGTCAGCAAGGATGGCTTGACGGAGTATCAGCGTGAAGGCAGTTCGTTGAAAAACTATGTATGGCAAGAGAATGTCATCAATCACAACTTCAAAAAGTTAGACGACATGTTCACCATCTCTCGCACCATAGATGAGGATGGCAGACCGAAGTTTGACATCGAGATCAAAAGTGTGAAATCCCATTTCTTCGGATACCTCATCAACGCCTCTCGCACCTATTGGCGCAAGGAGCTGGAGTATGCTTTCGAAGACAAAAGCATTGATGAGAAAGAGGCTTACCATAAGGCTCACCTCTTCGATATAGCAGGCGTTGGTCTTGCTGACACTGAGATCCAGGAGCAAAAACAGAATCTGATAAACAAGATTTTCACATTCGGCTATATGCTACATCACTACAAGGCACCATCGCGAGCATGGGCACCAATGGCCATGGACAATAAAATCGGCGAGAATAATGAGTGCAACGGTCGTTCCGGCAAGAGTTTCTTCTTCAAGACTCTCTCTTTGCTGATGAAGACCGTTAAACTTTCCGGGCGCAACCCGAAGCTAATGGATAACCCTCACGTCTTTGATCAGGTTACCCAGCACACTCAAATGCTGTTGCTTGACGACTGCGACCGCTATCTCAACACAGGTCTCTTTTACGACAACATTACTTCAGATATGACAGTAAACCCAAAGAATAACCAAAGCTTCACGATTCCTTTTGAGGATAGTCCGAAGATTGCTTTCACCACTAATTATGTGCCTGCAGACTTCGACCCATCCTCAGAAGCGAGATTGCTCTATATGGTGTTCTCAGACTATTACCACCAGCGCACAGAAGAAAACGACTATCAGGAGACACGAAGCATCCGTGACGACTTCGATGAGGATCTGTTTTCAAAGACATACACCGAGGATGAATGGAATGCGGACATTAATTTTTTCCTGCAGTGCTGCCGTTTCTACCTCTCCTTGGCCAATGAACCCATCAAGATCATGCCACCGATGGAAAATATCATCAAGCGCAAGTTCAAGGCCGACATGGGTGTTAACTTCGAGGATTGGGCTGCTACTTACTTCTCAGAGGAGAGCGAGCGACTCGACAAATTCATCGTGAGAGAGCGTGCCTTCAACGACTTCAAGCAGTTCTCAGGCATCAATAAGGCGACAACTCAGAGCTTCACCAAGAAGCTGAAGGCATTCGTTGAGCTGTGTCCTTACATCAAAGAGTTGAACCCAGAAGACCTCTGCAACAGCCAGCATCGCATTATTAGACGCGATCCGGCCAACCCAGATGGCAGCCCTGTTGAAATGATCTATCTCAGAAGCAAGAAGAGTGATGTTAAAAAAGAGGAGACTCAAGCAAGCCAAGGTGATATACAACCCACCATTCCATTCAACATGACAGACGCTGGTGGATGTACTGACCCTTTCTGACCATCTATAAATAAAAGAATAGATAGCCCCAAGTTATAGTGCAAAGGTACAAAAAATATCTGAATTATGCAAATATTTTGAGCTAAATTTTCAAGCAATTTTTGCTGATTTCTATAATTCTTTTCCCATGTTACGAGGGAGCGGTGAGCATTGGCCCATCGCTCCCTTTTTCCTTGATTAAGACACCCCTCCAGCCGTCCTGACCGTATCTCCTACGCTCTTTTCACGCCCATGCCGCCGTTTTCCCCACACCCCTTTCTTTTATTTTATACAAATCCTTTGTAACTCTGTAACAGAATGTTAGCAAAAGAGATAAACAACTGATAAATAGGGAGTTAAGCCGCATTTTCAGCGTTTACAAAGTTGCGTTACAACTACTTTACAAAAATTTTTAAGTTTGTAACAAGCCCATTCTAATACTGGTCATTAACTCCAAGATTTGCCTATGTAACAAAATCGAAAGTGTTACATTTTCTGTATCACAAAATCGTATCATACAAAATACGCTGATTCTCAGCGACTTACAAAGCCAAGTTTGCATGATACAAAAATACAAACTTTTCGGACGGAATTATATCACACCAACTTTACTGATAAAAGTTAGTTTTTACTGATTATCTTTAGTATTCTCGAAAATTCTTTGTATCTTTGCCGCAAAAACCGCATATATATGAATCCAGTCGTTTATATCAAGATTCCTACACACATCAGGCAATGGGCATATCATGCCTATGGTAACCCTGTTGTTTTTCCTGCCGGTGGCAATGAAGTGGCGGTGATCCGCAAGTTCACCACTAAACCTCCATCGGCAAAACTCTCACTTGTTGAACTGGAGAGTCAAACCGAGCAGGAGGCTGCAGACTCCGCAAAGTTTCATCAGAGTGTATCTCATATATTTAAGGATAAGGAGTTCGAGGAGAACCGTTGGCTCACTCATCCCGATGAATATCTCGCCATCATGCTCCCTGACTCCAAGGCAAAACCTGTGCGAGAGTACTGTTATCTCGGCCCTCGAGCAAGACGTGCCATCAAGGAGGTCATCATCGACCTCTTTAAGATGGATCTCTGGGCTTCGCTCAAGGATATCGCTGACCGATCATGCCGTCTCTCCTCCATCATTTCTGCATGGTGCGAGCAGCATGGTATTGGCATCGATTATGAGGATACTGTGCGCCAATGCTTCTACAGAATGCGTGACCAACACGCCAAAAAGGGCATTATTTTAAACTCGTCAACAAGATTTAGCAAAGATTAGCACAAAATTTTCCGTCGCTGCGAACAACTCCGAACAAAACCGAAATATCCGTCGAATCCAAACAAAATAGAAATATCTCAAAGCTCATGGCATACATCAAAAACATCATCAAGATAGAGGTGACCGAGGCCGAGAACCTCAAGAGCGTGGTCTTCCCTGCACGCCACCTCTGCATCCTTCCACAGGATGTCGAGTTCAGACAGATTCATTGCAAAAATCCGTCAAGTTGTGAAATCTCCGACAAAGTGGAGTCCAAGGTTCGCATTTTCACGTCGAAGCTCACCTTCCGTTCATGTGAGCAAATCGACTGCGACGGCTTGCCACTCGCCTACAGGATAACAACCGCCGATGGATGCCGCTACCTCATCGGGCGTGATCATCGCCCGTTTCCTGTACTTACTCGCTCTGAGCTCATGCCAAGTTCTCACACCGACAGTTCACTCATCACCTATACCGTGACATGGTCTGATGTGATAAAACCGCTCCAAATCATCGAATAAAAGTTTTTTTATTCTTCCCTCCTATTATATAACTTTGCAGTGTTCTTATTCGCAAAGCTATATGAAATATCAAATATCAATCACTGGCTACATTGGGGCGTGGACTAAGAGAATGGTCCACGACATTCTCAATGACAATAAAGGCAAGCATGTAGATGTCTCCATCGACTCGCTTGGCGGAGAAGTTTCCGCCGGTCTCGCCATCTGCCAGATGTTCAAGTCACACGGTGATGTTACCGTTGACTTTCAAGCTGGCTTCTCTGCTTCCGCTGCAACCATCTGTGCGATGGGTGCCAACAAGATCCGCATGAGCAAATACAGTTTGCTTCTCGTCCACAAATGCTCCACGGAGCAATTTGTCTGGTCTGCACTCAACGAAGAAGAGATTGGGTCTCTTATCGAACAGCTTCAGAAACAACAGGAGAACCAGCAGAAGATAGACAACATCATCGCCAATGTTTACTGTGATCGCTCCGGCAAAAAACATGAAGACATCATTAAGGTAATGTCAGAAGCTCTCTGGCACACCGTCGATGAGTGCATCAAGTTCGGATTCGTTGATGAGGCGATGGACGGCAAGCCTGCCGAGATTACCGAGCAGACGCAAGACTTCATCAAATACAACAACCTCCCCGTATTGCCCGAGGTTGTCAATTCCTGGTATGAGAAGAAATCGGGCTTCTTGGACCGCTTGTTTGGCAAGGACAAACCACATAACAATATTATAGACATGATTAAGAAATGGACTCACATCAACAATGTCCTCAACATCGAGGGCATTGAGGCAGAGGATTCCGCAAAAGACTGCACCATCTCCAAGGAGCAGATGCAGAAGATTGAGGATAAGATGGCTGCCGATGCCGACTCCATCCATGACAAGGACGAGGCTCTCGCCAAGGTCAAGGATGAGAAGAAGGCTTTGGAAGACAAGGTCAAGGACCTCGAAAAGGAGAAGAAGACCTTGGAGGATAAAGTGAAGGATCTGGAGAATGAGCCTGGTGGCAGCACCTCTACGGCCGTGGATGACACCAAGGTCGAGGATTATTGCTCAGATCAAGTGTTGAACGCTATAGAACAATTCGCATAATATGGCAGAAGAGAATAAATTCATCGCCCCTGCAGATGTTCATGAGCAACTGCAGAAGACTGCTAAGACATACCGCAAGCAGTTGATTACCATGCCTACAAAAGGCTTGAAGAAGTCACTCTCATACATGACGCTTCGCCCAGGCATTCGTGTTTCCGAGACTGTCGGAGAGTTGACAGGCAACGCTGAGTTCGGGCCATACGACGAGAACCGTACCGCCGACAGCGGTGCTAAGATTAAACCTCGCACCTTGGAGGTGTTCCTTGGCAACGTTGACGTGAAGTTCTCTCCTAACTCGGTTTATTCCACTATTTGGGGTGCCAACGCCATGAGTGGCGATGCCCTCAAAAACGTACCTATCACCCTACAGGTTCTACAGCTTCTCGCCTTGAAGCTCGGCAAGAACCTCGACAAGGTGCTTTGGAAAGCCGTGCGCAATGCCTCTGGCACAGGTTCCAAGGACCTCTTCAACGGTCTCGACACCATCGCAGCCGCAGAGTTGACCGCAGGCAAGCTGTCAAGCGAGCTCGGCAACCTCCTCAAAGTCTCCGACATCCTCGGTGCTGGCAAGACCATCAACGACGACAATGCCGTTGACTTCGCACAAGCCATTTGCGAGAGTGCAGACGAGGACTTGATGGCAGAGGATAACCTTTTCCTCTATGTTCCTCAGGCATTCGTCAACCTCTACAACCGTGCCTTCCTGAAGAAGTTTGGTTCCGTGCCATACAACAATGGCTACAACCACAACTCCATCGTGGGCTTCGAGAACGTCCACTTTGCTCCGCTCAGCAACAAGAAAGATACTCCTTTCTTCCAGCTCTCCACTCGCAGCAATATGCTCGTGGGTGTCAACGAGGCAAACAACAACGACGCAGAGAAAATCAGCATCGAGAAATATCATCCTTGGAAGCTCGACTTCATCGCCACCAAGTTCTTCGGCACCCAGTACGAGAGCATCAACAAGGAGCGCATCATGTTCATCACCGACGATGGCGAGACTCCGCTCATCCAGAAGAGCAACGTTTCGTCTGAGTCTCTTGACGGTGCTGATGACCTCAACCCTGTTGACGGTGGCAATGAAGAGCAGTAAACTTTCACCTTATTATATATAGGAGATTAAATTATGGTTTGCACAACTAAAGATTTATATAAATCAGTCCGCAAGTGTCCAGGAGTTCGCATTACTCCTGGCATTCGCCCTAAGTTCTTGGCTATTCTTAAGTCAAAGATCCTCACATGGCCAAAGTTGCCTGATGACATAGAGGATAAAGCTACAGACATGACCGCACTTGCCACATACAAGGGCAACTTCACTTTGGATGCTGATGCTAAGTGGCATGTGGTTGATCTGGTCTCCCTCAAGTCAAGCATTACCACCGAGACACAGGGAGAGGCTCCTTCAGCCACATTCCTCAACAAGGCTGAGTATATCATCGGTGGCATGGATGCCGATATTACAGGCTTCGGCCGAATGGTCATCAACGACGAGATGATCTATGCTCAGCAGATGCCTAACGGACGTTTCCGCATCTTGGGTTGCGAGATGTTCGCACCTAAGTCCACATTTGCTCAGAATAGTGGTGCGGGTGCTACTGACTCCGTCACCTCTACACTCAGCGTTGAAGCCACAGACGTTAGTCCAGCACCTTTCTATGAGGGCAAACTGGAGACCGACGAGGGCGACATTAGCGGCCTTGACGGCTCCGTATGGACTGAGTCTAAAGAGTAGGCGCTATTTTACTCATAATATCAAAAATGTTTCAGCAGCTTAGGTGGCTCTCGCTTCGTGCCTGAGCCACCTTTTATTATTTTCGCATATATGGATCATCAATTCACCAAACAGATACAAGCATGGCTCAATGCCAAGCATGAGAGCGATGCAGACGTTATCAAGGGAGCAAACATGCTCTTCCGTCTCAACAGAGACCGCTTCTATCATGCCCGTGCCACCAGACAGCCACAGGCATACCGTTCTAACATCGAGTACGAGTTGGGGAAGTTCCTCAAAATTCGTCTCGACAAAATGACCATTGATGAGGTTAAGCAGATGGATAGTCTCGTCATTCCAGAGGCACAAGCCATCATCGACGAGGGCGCACCAGTGGCTACGACCGAAGAAACGACCGGTACGACCGCAAAAACGACCGATTCCAACGAGGAAGAGTCCAACAATGATGATGCAGAGCTGCCGTCCTCCGAAGAGGATGGTGTCGCGGTCATCCGCAAAGGCAAGCGCAAGGATCACGATTTCCTGCCCGACAAAGTAGCTGCCCTCTGGGATATTAACGCCAAGCGATACAAGGAGATAAAATCTACCTTCGAGACACTCAAGTCGATGGAAGACAAAGAGCCGTGCGACCGATACGAGTATCTCAAGATACTCTCCGACCTTGACAAGAAGTATCGTGCCGACATGCTCACCTACGACTCATACGTGGTCACACGTGCCGACCGTGACCGTGTCGCTAAAGCCCGCCTCGCCGAGAATGGCAACCAAGGTTAAGGTAGCAGACCTGCTGAAACCCATCGGCGATATTCAGACACAAGCCTATTTCGGGCGACATATCCACACCCTCGGTCTCATCAAGTGGATTCTCTCACAGACAGGCTCTGCAGAAGTGTGGGTGTCATCCTATTCTACCTCCGAGGAGTTCCTCCGTGGGTTCCGCCTGATGCGGCAGTCTGATAGCATCCGTTCGGCAAAGATGCTGCTCGATGTCAAGGCGAGCAAGAAGACCGTGCAGCTTTGGCGCATGATGCAGGCTTGTTTTGACGAGGTATATCTGGGCGAAAATCACTCAAGGTGATCCTCTTCAGAGCCGCCGATTGCGTGGTGTCGGTCGTCACCTCACAAAATCAGACCTATGGCAGCCGTGATGAATCGACCATCGTCACTACAGAGCCACAAGTCTTCTACGATCTGCTCCATGGTTACCTGGAGCACTGTACTAACAAAAGTTTGAAAATCAATGGAAATTACACAGGAATTGATGAAAAACGTGCAAGACTTGGCAGAGACTTTGACTCCGATATCGGAGATGTCCGTCCTTTTGGATATTGACGAGGACGATCTGCGTGAGGAGATTCTAAAGCCTTCGTCTAAGCTTCACCGTGCCTACTACCTGGGCATGGCGACTGTGAAGCAGCAGCTTCGCAAGAATGAGCTTGACCTCGCTGCAGCTGGCTCGCCACAAGCCGTGCAGCGCACACATGAATACCTGAACCAAATGTTAGAGGAGATTAGAGTATGAGAGAACCAGCCAACATCGATGCCATCATCGAACTCATGGATCGCACACCCGAAGAGATGGATGCGCAAAATGTACCCGCCCCTGTGCGTGACCGCATTTTGCGCATCCGTGCCCTCTATGCCTGGTGGCTCGTCAATCCTCGCAAGACAGATCAGGAATTGGTCTTCAAGGATATGCAAGACTATCGTGTGCAGCGCATGATGGCATACAACGATCTGCACCTCATCAAGCTCATACTGGGCAACCTTCAGCGTGTGTCCAAGGACTTTGCCCGCTTCCGTTTCGACCAGATGATACAGCGCACCTACGATAAGGCTGAGTCAATAGGTGATGCCCGTGCCATGGCTGCTGCAGCAGCTGCCTACGGTAAATATCATCTTCTGGATAAGGAAGATCCTGTGGATAATGGCTACGACCAGATTCAGCCTCAGGTCTTCATACCTACTACCGATCCTCGTCACTTGGGTCTCAAGCGCATTCCTAACGTGATGACCACCATCAAGAAGCTCATCAAGAAATATACCGACAACTCCATGGATCTTGTCAAGATCGAAGCTGAAGACTATGATGAGCAGCTCTTGGAATATGCACCAACAGAAGAAATCAAGGAGGATACTCAATGATTGATCAATATCTAAATCCAGCACAGATGGAGGTTAACTTCATCAACGCTCGAGACAACGTGATAGTGGGCGGTCGAGGAATAGGCAAGAGTGTACTCCACTCTATGTTCAACCTGCGCAACATGCAGCGCATGCCTGGCAGCAATGGTGGCTTTGTCTCTGCCAATGCCAAGCGATGTCTCACCAACACCATACCGTCCATGCTGCAGCACTGGGAGCGATGGGGCTTCCATCGGGGCAAGCATTATCTCATCGGGGTCAAGCCGCCTAAGAAATTGGGATGGCCTGACCCGGTTATTCCTCCTTCCAACTGGGAGAACACCATCTCTTTTTATAATGGCAGTATAGGCACCATTATCTCACAAGACCGCAAGGGCACGTCCAACTCCCTCTCGCTTGACTACCTCGACATTGACGAGGCGAAGTTCATAGACTTTGAGCAGTTGAAGGATGAGACCTTTCCTGCCAACCGTGGAAATGTCAACCTATTCGGTCAGCATTACTACCACCATGGCATGCTTATCACCTCCGATATGCCAGTCACTAAGAAAGGTTCCTGGTTCCTCAACTACAAGAAGGATTGCGACCCTCACCTCGTGGATGCCATCTCCTCGCTCGTGGTCGAAGAGTTTGACATCCGCAACCGCATCAAGACATCGGGACACATCAGTCTATATGCCAAGCGTCGCCTGAAGGAGATAGGCTTGCTGCTGGCGCAGTTGCGTTCCAAGACTCTCTTCTACAAGGAGTATTCCTCTGTCTATAATGTAGAGGTGCTCGGCATGGAGTTCATCAAGCAGATGAAGCGAGACTTGCCTGCACTCACCTTCCAGACCTCCATCATGTGCAAGCGGCCATCCATCTCGCTCGATGGCTTCTACTCCAACCTGCGTGATGTCAACTTATACACGGCTCCCAACCTCGACTTCCTCGATGGCCTGGAGTACGACATCGATAAGCTACAGCATGTGGATGCGCGCATGGATGCAGACGTTGATCCTGACCGTCCGCTGTGCATAGCGTTCGATGCCAATGCACTCATCAACTGGATGTGCGTGGGACAAGACAACCTGCGTGGCGAGGCTCGTTGCCTGAAGAGCTTCTTTGTGAAGTATGAGAATAAGCTGCCTGCCCTGCTCGATAAGTTCATGGAGTATTACCAGTACCACCGATGCAAGGAGGTTAACTTCTACTACGACTCTACCTTCGTGGGCAACAACTACGCCCTGATGAATGATGACTTCCATACCTTCATTGCCAACTATCTCACAGACCATGGCTGGTATGTCAACGAGGTCTATCTGGGCAACCCGATGGGACATCTGGAGAAGATGCTGCTCATCAACCGTATGTTTGTGGGCAAAGCCGATCACCGTGCCATGATCAACAGCGAGAACAATGAAGATCTGCTCATATCCATCCGTCTTGCTGGTGTGTATAATGGCAAGAAGGATAAGCGAGGAGAGAAGCTGGCAGAGACCGAGGAGGACAAGCTGGAGGCTCGCACCGATGGCTCCGATGCCTTCGACACACTCATGATTGGCATAGAGAAGTTCCCGCAGTCCGATGGCTACATCTCTACTGGCTCCATGCTCTGATATTATTTTTTCATACGACTATAGGTGGTTGGCATTCTCGCTTGACCGCCGTTTGGGGGAGTTCGCAGCGATGCGGACTCCCCTTTTTTGTGTTTAGCACTCTTACAAACTTCTTAATACTTGTTTACATATTCTGTCTTTTTCAAGGGTCGGGAGGCGCGCTCGGGCGCAGGGCGGTGGGGGGTCGTTTCCGACGCAAAGGGGAATTTCTTCCCCTTTGAAACCCCAAAACCACGATAAAACCGAGGTTTTCCAATCCATGGGTGTGGAAAACCTGTCGTAAAACGACACATTTTGCATCCTCCAAACCGAGGTCGAGAGGTGCAAAATGTCGTGATTTCATCGTTCTAAGGTCTGTTTTCCGCTCCAAAGACCGCAAAACACGGTTTTCTTGATACGCAAATTTTCTTTTTACCCATTTCTATACAGATGTTAAAATTTGCGCTGCTCAAACGTCACAGGGGCTTAACACCGAGGTAAGGCAAAGCCTTTTCTTTGTCCGCTTTATCCGCTCCGAGAGCAGCCCTTTATAGGTAGCCCATCAGACTTTATCCCTTTTTCCTCAGCAAATTTACGGCGGACGGTACCTACCAAGTACTGGTTCCCGATTTCTGCGAAAACTTCCTGGCAGCCTTCCACAATCACAGATTGGGTATTCCTGTAACTTTTAGCCGAAATTCCTTGGTCTTCATACCTCTTCTCCGCTCGTCTCATTGCACCGTAAAAAGTGACAAAAAAGCCTGACGGGCAGAATAAAAAAAAACTCTCAGACGGGCAGACAAAGACGAGTTCAAGTAAAAAGCTCCTTTAGCCCTCTGGATAGAATAAAAATTTTAAAGCGTATGAAGACTTTCAACTATTACGAGTACAACTCCAAGCGTTTCGACCGCTCAGCCGAGGCAGAGCAAGTAAGAAACTTCATCTTTGCATTCAAGGATGGCAAGAAGTGGGCGACAGACTATGCAGCCGACATGGTGGCAAAGTCATTCTCTCAGACCTATGGCGACAAAGCCGGAGACTTCGTGCTTGTTTGCGCTCCAGCCGCCAACTCCAAAAAATACACCAAGCGTTTCTCTCGTTTCGCCTCCAAGGTGAGCCAAGGGGCTAAGGTACAGAACGGCAACGACCATCTTTTCATCTATGGCGAGCGCACAGCCAAGCACAACAGCGTAAACCATGTTTCTGAAAGCTTCGGCTACAGGGTGGCACTCGATAGAGAGTACTTCAAGGGCAAGAAGGTCATCATCTTCGACGATGTGATAACAAGCGGAGCGACCGCCCAAGAGTTTGCAAGCCAACTCGCTGAATGTGGCGCAAAAGTCATGGGTGCCATGTTTCTCGCAAGAACCAAAAGAATGTATAACTAATAAAAAATATAATGATGATACGACAAAATTATAACGACCTTTGCATGGAGGAAAGACCTCAATACAGAGCCTACAACTACGGCATGGACACCCTCAGCAACGTGGAACTTCTATCGCTTGTGATGAACAGAGGGGCAGGAACAAAAGAGAGCCTACAGCAGGCACGACAGATTTACAACATCATGGGCGAGAGCCTACGCAATATCAAGCGTGCGAGAATTGAAGAACTCGAAGTGGTGCAGGGTGTAGGCGACTGCAAGGCGATAGCCATACAAGCCGCCATCGAACTCGGAAGACGCTACCAGATGGAAAAGGTGGCTCGGCAGACCGACCTCGGCAGCAGCTTGGCACTCTATAACTTTCTTCTCCCTCAGATGGAGGACAACGAGAAAGAACGTTTCTTCGTGGTGCTGATGAATCAGAACTTCCGCCTGATAAAGTGCATCAAACTCAGCGAAGGAGGACTGACGGAAACTGCGGTCGATGTACGTTTGATAATGAAAGAAGCGGTGCTCAATAATGCCACCATCTTAGCCGTGGCGCATAACCACCCGTCCAACAATGCCACGCCAAGCAAGGCTGATGAAGAAGTAACTCTGAAGATACACAAGGCTTGCCAAATCATGCGCCTTTTCTTCATGGACCACATCATCATTACAGAGGAAGGCTTCTATAGCTTCCACGACAAAGGCAAACTATAATATATAATAAGGTGGGGAAGGTTTTTTCGGTCTTCCCTATTTTTTTCAAAATTTTCGCCTGACGGCGAATCTGTCTGGCAAGAGCCTAAAAGAGGTCAAACATTGCTTATTTTTATATTCGAATGTTAAATCTTAGTTAATATAGCGAAAAAGCTACCTAAATATTTTGTGGTTTGTAGCTTTTTTGCTACCTTTGCAGTGTCAAAATGACAAAGAGTTCTTTCACTTAATTAAATAAACAATGAAGTATAATCAATTGTACAATGAGTTGACTAAGGCGGGATGCTTTATCACTCTACATGGTGCCGAGCATGACGAATGGTTTAGTCCCAAGACTGGGGCGAAAATCAGAGTACCAAGACACGGTAGCCATGAGGTTAGACCAGGGTTGCTAAGACGCATTAAAAAGGCTTTGCTCGGACGATAAGTCCGGGCACCTGCCCTTAACCTTACAATTGTATTGTCTTATGTTTTTTTTTAATGTGTGAGGAACTCTTTTATTATTAAAGTATATTATGACATAAAAATATGGCTAAGAAAGTTGTACTAATTTTGGAATATGGCAATGGCGGTTACTCTTGCTACAATGACGATCCGATAGGCAAGTATGCAGTGATAGACGGAGATGGGGCAACTGCAGAGGAGGCAAAGGCAGACTTCATGCGAGCCTTGGAGGAATGCCGACAGGCTTCTCCCGAAGACAAGGATATTAATCAGAATATGGAGTTTACCTACAAGTATGATATACAAGCCTTCTTCAAGGAGTTCTCCTTCCTCAATGCTACTGACATGGCTCGCCGTGCAGGTATCAACCCCTCGCTTATGCGGCAATACACCAGCGGAGTTAAAAAAGCAGGAGAGAAAACTTACAATAAGCTCAATGCTTGTTTGAGCAATATTAAGAATGATTTACAAGCAGCCGTGTTCTAACACTGGTTGTACTTCATAGATTAAAAATTTAAAGTGAAAGAATTATGAGCCCTCTGTGCGTGACGCATCGGGGGCTTTTTCATTCCCCATTCCATCATTTCTCTCAAAAATTAACCTTTTTCCACCAAAAACAAAACTTTTTCCCAAAAATATTTGGCAGTTCCAAATATTCTCCTTATCTTTGCCACCGCTTAACAGATGATAGTAGTCTATCCGGCAGGGCGACCGTTTCGCCTATGGCATCTTGCCGCAGGCTTTTTTTATGCCCAAGAGTATCATTTTCCCGGCAACGGGAAAAAGGTGTACCTATATGGCGGCTGCATGAACCGTAGATTTGATTAGTCCTTCCGGATAAGTCATCATCTGTTAAGCAACGGGGAATGCAGCCGCCACCCTTTTGTACAATCGGCTGTTTAATGCTTAACAGATGATGCACTATGCAGAATTCTATTTTATTAAATGATGCTCAGGTGAGACCTGTAGGCATCAACGTAGAGGAGGGCATGAAGGCCCTCAAGTGTGAAATCAAGAAGCTCGCCAAGACCAAGAGCGAAACCTTCAGTTTCCTCTGTGACGAGACGGTCACTTATGTCGACGTCGCAAAGGTCATGTTGGGCATGGTGGCTCTGATGGCCATCGTGGCAGTCAGCGGTTTCTTTTTCGGAGGGGAGGTGATGTAGTTATGGCAAAGAAGAAATCAACCAAGCAGATCCTGGAGTCGTATAAGCAGTTTTATCCGGACGTTACTGTCACCACGTATAGCGTATCGTCTGAGGAAGACTCCTTCACCACCAAGACCGCCTTCGACCTGGCTCTGAAGATAGGCAAGATGACTCATAGCTGTCCGCTGTGGGTGCAGGTGGACAAGAAGAAGATTGTCATCTTCAAGTCGAGAGAGTTCCTGGCGAACCTGGACAAAATGAAGGAGGGTACCAGGGTAAGATTCTTCGATCCTCGTCATCCCGAATTCTGCTGCGAGGGAGTGATAGCCAAGGGCGGTGTCCTCTATTCCGGTGCGGCTCCTCAGATTTTCGTAGATTGCGAAGAGTATGGTACAGATGGCGAAGACCCTGTTTCCGCAGTCTTCTGGCGGCCGGTAGAAGAAGACAAGAAAGGAGGATTGAGCGATGAAGAAAAGTAGAAACCGCAGAAGACGCACAGCAAAGCTGACAGCCAAGGATATCATCAGGTGCAAGTTCTTCGTTATTGAAGGCAGGAATATGAACGCCCATAAGGTGAAACTCAAATTTCAGAGAGACAACAACGTTGTCGCATCAGCTGCTTTCATCGATGATGCGCCACACAAGCAGACTATTATCCGATGGTATGATCATCGCTATTATGCTCTTCGGTATGGAGCTAAAGAGGCTAAGCCGTACAAGATGACTCTAGCCATGTGGAAAACCATAAACAACGATTAGACATGAATGAGAATAATGCTACCGATCTGCGCATGACAGCTGAGGTCTGGAATGCGCTCGTGGATATGATGAACGTTGACCAACTCAACAACTTCATCGAGAACCTCGACTATATACAAGAGAAACTCGTCTCAGACGAGATGGTTACATGCTGCCTCGAAGACTTCGGAGGCGCTGGCAAGGTGCTGCTCATGCTCAACGCTTTCAAGCGCATGAGTAAATTCTTCCAAACTATCAACGTAGCCCTGGAGGCCAAAGGAGGTAAGGTATGAAAAAACGACCGATAGGCTTTGCTGCCTACGATAATGAGCAAAAGCCACAGCCGCAGGAGCGAGAGTCAAAGATTGACTATGTGACAATAGCCCTTGATGCCTACTTAGAAGGCAGTGATCCATGTGATGATCAAAATGATCAGCACGTTGACTTCCTCTCTTCCAAGGATATACAGGATGCCATCAAAGAGATGGTCTTTGCCTCTATCTCTACCATCACAGAATACATGGTAGAGCATGGATATAAGATGATGCAGATTGAGGGTGGCAGGCTCGTCTGGATAATCAAGGATACCATGTCTGAATAACAAAAAATACAGTCATTTTTTTCTATATTGACTACTTTTCTACCAGAAAGTAGATAACATACGAGGTCGTCGTGATGACGGTCTCGTATTTTTATTTTCTCCCCTACCTTGTTATCTTTGCATTTAAAAAAGATAAGACATGATAAAAGCCACCAAACCAACATCACCACTCTTCACCAGTGAGCTCGACACCTTCTCCTTCTCGATAGGTGGCGACAGCGCAACCGTCACCATCACCTGTGCAGGAGAAGAACTGCTCAGCGAGACATACTACCCCGTCTCCGGCAACATCACCATCTACGATCTCGGCACGCTCATAGCCGATGCTGTGCGCCCGACTGTGATTGCCACATTCTCAATCTCCATCACCGAGCACACAGGTGAGACAGAAACTGCCTCATGGTCAAGCGGCAGCATCACCGCCTACTATGCCACCGTTGACATCGATATGTCGGCGGCAACATTCCTCGACCGATACTTCATGTCACTCCTGGATGGCGCTAAACTCACGCGCCTCGGCCATCGAGAATACCTCCATGCAGCTGGTTCAGACAGCACCAAGGCGACCGTCACGGCGCGATACATCAAGAATGCTAATACCGTCAACACCGCCACCTTTGCAGCTGATGTCACACCGACACGCACAGTCAATGGCATCTCTACATTCGATGTTTCACCAGACAGATACCTCAACGAGATATATGGAGATCTCTTCGCCTATACCGTGACCGTGGGCAAGCGCACACAAGAGTTCCAGATAGATCACACCGGCAGCGTGGCAGATCCAGTACTGCTCTTTACCAACAGCTTCGGATGCCAGGAGACCTTCTATTGTCTCGGCAAAAAGAAGATTTCACCAGAGTTTGAGCGCAAGAGCGCCGTGATCTCAGGCAAGAAAATCAACTATTCCGTCAAGGAGACACGCAACTTCGAGGGCGACACTGGCATCCTGCCACCCTCGATGACTTACTTCGCCGAAGACCTGCTGCGCTCCGACGAGATCTATCTTTTCCGGGATTACTCGCAAGACAAGCAAGTCACCATCACCGAATCCAAGGCAGAGCGCACCAACGAGGCTGACGACATGCCAGAGTTCACCTTCACCTACCAGTATGCGCAGCGCATTCAAAACGTGATGTTCAAGAATATGGGCGAAGGTCGCATCTTCGATGATTCCTTCGACGACACGTTCAACTAAAGTTTCACTCTTAAAGTTTTCGCATATATGGCTGATACAAGCAAGGCAATACACATCAACGAGCTTCGCCGCTCGCTCGATATCTCACGCATCGACCGCTCGCCTGTTGACATCGACTGCTGGAAGGCATCCGACGGATCCATCATCCGCTACCGTGGCTGGCTCGTCACCTCCTCCAACTGGCGCGAGGGCACACACCGGCTTCGCAACCCCGTCAACAACCAGGTGCGCAAGGTGCGCGACGTTTTCATCTTCAGATATAATAATCACCCAATATACTTATAGCAAATGGACGACAAAAACATAGACATTACCTTCGCCACCATGGGCGATGTGATGAGCTACCAGGCATACAACCCGACAGGAGGTTTCGTGGAGTCCTCTGGCATCTTCGACGATGACGGCATCACAGGCACAATGACCGTCAAGGCGAGCGATGGCAAAGACTACACCTATATCCCCTTCGGCGCTAACAACCTTCTGCCCTACCAGCTCATCAAAAGCATCGGAGAGAGCAGCGTGATGGCACAAAACAAACTTTTCAACGTGCTCACCTGCTACGGCATGGGATTCCAATACAACGACATCAAAACCAAACTGCCAAGCGACGACAAGGATGTCAACCTCTTCAAGATGCACAATTCTCTCAGTCGCTTCTTCCTGGAGCAAATCACCGACATGAAGTACTTTTTCTTCTGTGTCTCGGCTATCATCCTCAACAAGAAGGGCGACCGCATCGTGGCAGTCAGACACAAGGAGGCTTGCTACTGCAGATTCACGCAGAGCAAAAACGGCCGCTCCGAATACGTGCTTTATGCAAATTGGCGCAATGCGCTGGAGCCTGAGAATGTAGAGGCTATCCCATTGCTCGACGAACTCGACCCGCTTGGCGACCTGCAGGAGCGCATGGGGCTGAAGGGGCAGAGCGGACAGGTGAAGTCACGGCAAGGCGGCAATGGTCCCCGCACCAAGGCGCGCGTGTTTGCCATCGTGACACGTTTCCCTACTGCCGGATGTCAATACTATCCAGTTCCCTACTACAGTGCTATCTTCAGAGATAAATGGTATGATATCTCCCGACTTATCGCCATCGGTAAGATGTCGAAGCTTAGGAATCATGCCGCTATCCCCTATCTTGTGGAAATTCACAATGACTATTGGCGTGGCATCTTCAAGGAGGAGCACATCACCAATCAAGAAGATCAGAAGAAGCGCAAACTCCAGGAAAAAGAAAAAATCAAGTCCTTCATCTCTGGCATTGAGAACAGCGGCAAATTATGGGTGGCTGGATATTACACTACCCCAGACGGCAAGGAGGTCAACATGGTCAAGATCACTCGCATCGACACCTCCAAGGACGGAGGCGACTACAGCGACGACATCGCAGAGAGCAACAACATGCAATGCTATGCCGACAATATCCATCCTAACCTCGTGGGTGCCACTCCTGGTAAGAGTCAGACCAACAACTCAGGATCCGACAAGCGAGAGCTCTTCACGCTCAAGCAGTCGATAGAGAAAGCCTTCCATGATCTCATGGAGACTGTCCACTGGGTCGTCATATATTTCAACCACTGGGAGGATAAGGTCTATCCAGACGTGCCGCTCATCATGCTCACCACCCTTGACGAGAACAAGGATGCCAAGAAAGTTTCAAACAACCCAAAATCACAGACAGATGATTGATATTACCGTTGATAGATTTGAGGCAATCCTACCATTCGTAGGCACAGCCTCTGAGGATGTGTTCAACAAGATGTTGGAATCATTTGATGACACGTATCAAGACCTCGTGACGAATATCATAGGCCAGGATCATGAGAATGATGCAACCATGGTGGGTTCACGCCTACTCTTACAGGTTGAGAGATACGTCATGATAGCCACATTCCTTGATCGTCTGCACTCACAAGACATCATCATGACCGACAATGGCTTCGGTGTGGTGAGCAACGACAACATCGCACCCGCCTCGCAATTTCGTGTCGATGCCCTGGAGCGTGAGTTGACCTACAGACGTGACATGGCAAGACACAACATAATCAATGAGCTTCGCCGTATTGATGGATGGGCAGAGACGGAACAAGCCCTTGACAATATACGGTCTTTCTTTTGGTCACCGGTCTTGCTGCGGCAATATTGTTATATCGACCACAAACCGACATTCGATGACCTCGCATCTTTCAGATCTAACATCGATACTGCAGAGAATTTTCTTCGCAAGCAGCTCTCCGATGACTTGATTGACCAGTTGCTAAGCGAGGAGCGTAAGGCTACATTTGAGATTAACCATCGAGCAGCTAAGCTCAAAATGCTCGATTTCATCGCATTGTTCCTGCCAAGAAATGACGAAGTCATCGGCAGACAAGATACCCATGGCTCATTCGAGAGCCTTCTTCGTTTCATAGAAGATCACCTCGATGACTTCGCCAAATACAGAGATTCAACCGCCTATAAGGCTAATCACATGCAAGCGTATGAAAACAAAGCTGATGACACAACCTTCTTCTTTGCTGGCTGACGGTAGCCTGCAACTCCACGCTCCTCACTCCTGGAGTGATCTCACACAAGAGCAGCTGCGCTATGTGCTCTTTCTGCTCACACAAGGTTGGAGCGAATGGCAAGTGCGCACCTATCTCTTCGCCCGTTTCTGCGGAATCAAGGTCCTTAAGGAGAAAAAAGACGGATGGCTCTGCGAGACTGTGCTGGAGGGTGGTGAGAAGCTGCGCTTCTTCCTTCAGCTTTGGCAGATACAAAGTTTGTGCGATGCCTTCGACTTCGTCTTCGATGGCAAGGGTGCAGACAACAGGCTCGACTTCATCGGTCCATACAAGGCAGTTGATGTCGAGCTGCATGATTTTCCACTTATCAACTATATCGTCTGCGACAACTACTTCCAGCAGTTTCTCAAGTCAGACAAGACGAGTGACGAGCCACTATGCGAGATGGCATGCCGACTATATCTTAATGATGATGGCAAGGAGCCTGACACCATCAAATGCACTCCAGCTGAGATCATGGGAGTGTTCCTATGGTTCATGTGGATAAAAGATAACTTTTCAAAATCTTTTCCACACCTCTTCAAACCTGCGTCTGAAGAGGGTGACTATGATATGACAGAGGCAATGAATGCGCAGATCCGAGCGCTCACAGGTGGTGATATCACCAAGGAGAAGCAAATAGAGAAGTCTGATGTGTGGCGTGCACTCACCGAGTTGGATGCCAAGGCACGTGAGGCTGAGGAGTTAAACGATAAACTGAAAACATCATGATTAAAACTGAAATAAACACCCCTTCTGTACAGGTAGGCTTCGATGCGTTCTCTTACTTCAGAGATCTCACTAAGCAAAACAAGCTTACCTCAGAGTTGGGTTTCCTTCCTACCACCTGCAGCAGCCCACTCTCCTTCGAGGGTATGCTGCAGAACATGGCTAAGAGCAAAAACTTTGTGGTCATCGATGACACCAACGAGGGCAACGTAGCCATCAATGGTGACGGTAGTTACCGCAAGGTCATCACTTATACCGTGTGGATCCTCATGCGCTATAAAGAGTTCGACATGAATGACCGACAGGAGAAGCTCAACACGTGCCGCAAGATATTCCGGCAATTTCTGAGCAAAATCGTCATTGATAAATACGACTGGCAGTTCAAAGAATACACCTATATGCTCAGCGATCAGATAGACAGCCGTGAGATAGGTGCCTATTTCATCAACGGTCTCACAGGCGTTGAGTTCCATCTTGACGTGAGTGAGCCATTAAACCTGGAGTTCAACTATGAGGAATGGAACGAATAACATCAAGCGTCCTGTCTCACAAGCAGACATCTACGCCTATGAGAAGGGATGGGCAGAAGAGATGGTCAACATCTGGAAAGAAAAGCTCATGCACTACCGCATCCGGCATACCGGTGCCCTCTTCAACAGCGTGCAAACCACTTCCTTCGGTGGTTCTTCTCGCATGATAGCCCACAAATTCCTGCTCTACGGTCTCTATCAAGAGGCTGGCACAGGCAATGGTTATTACCATGGCAATCCTGGCGACCTTCATTTTCTCGATCCTGAATACCGTGCCAAGCACCATTTGGGCGAACCTCGTCAGCGCAAACCATGGTTCAATAAAAAATATTATGCCTCAATCATGAAGCTCAACGATATGGAGGGCATGTTTTATGGTGAGGAATACTTAGGCTTGATGGCAGACATCTTCAAGCAAATGTTTGGCAATAAAATTTAATTGAGTATGGCTGAAAAATTAGATAAGCAACAAATCAAGCAATCCTTCGAGGAGATACGTGACGAGCGCATCCCCAAGGCAAACACCGCAAGACGCATCGGCAACGCCTTTCTGTCACTCTTCGAGTTTGCCGCTCCCAACGATGAGAAACTTTCTTCCGTATATGATGATACCGCCCAAGGTCTCATCACATTCGCCAAAGGACTTGTGTCCAAGGCTCTCGCCAAACTCGCCTCGCTCTTCGTCTCTGGCGACTCACAGTTGGGCGAGAATGGCACCAAGACCACCTTCGGCGACTTCAAAACGGATGCCACAGGAGCGTCCATATCGGTTGACAAGGACGGCACATCGACCGCTGAGTTCGACTTTCTCACCATCCGACGTGCGGCATACTTTCGGGAGATTACCATCAAGGAACTAAAGCACGTGGGCGGTGAGCTGGCTTTGTCCGCTGCGGCTATGACCTGTTCCAAGGTGGAGTGGCTCAACGCTCGTGGCCGTGTCATCACGGCTGGCACGCCTACTTATTACAAGTGCTACTTCGAGACCACCGATGGCAAGCGGCACATCTACCAGGAGTTCGCCGTGGGCGACCAGGCACGCTGCCAGCAGTTCCGCATAGAGGCAGACACGACAGCCTTCGCCTCCACCAAGTACTATTGGCGACTGGTGACAGGCATCGGTGACAACTACATCATCCTCTCCAACCAAGACGGCAAGTTTGACGGAGAGGGAGTTCCTGAGGTGGGCGATAACATCGTGCAGCTGGGCTTCCAAGGAGCGAACAATCCAATCCGCACGTCAGCCATCATCCTCTCGGCCACGGCAAGCGACGCACCATCGACCAAGTACTACCAGGGCATCACCTCCTTTTCTTTGCAGGACTGCGAGGTCAAGGACGAGGGGTTCGAGGGCGGACAGTTCCACTCTCGCATCTACGGCACCTACTACGTGGGTGACCGTGAGCAGACCAACTTCATCGCCTACGACCCTCTCACCAAGACAGCCACCTTCAAGGGCAAGGCCATCTTCGAGCCTGGCACCACGCTCCCAGACGGCACACCCATCGAGCAGCTGCAGGGGCTGGGCATCAAGAGCGGAAACCTCCTGCTCAACTCTGGCTTCACAGGCGACTACACCTCGCAGGAGTTTGACGAAAAAATGGAAATCACCGATGAAACCACCATTTTCAGCGACTCCGCCAAATACTGGGAGTGCAAAAACGCCGAGTTCATCGAGACATCGGAGAGTGCATCGGGTCATGCTGTCACCCTCACCGATGGCGGTTTTGCGCAGCAGCTCACCGCCTCACTCATTGCAGGTGAGAAATACACCCTCTCGCTGAAGGCTCGTGGCTCGTCCCTCCGCTTCACCATCGGTGGCTACAGCGAGACCATACAGCTCATGGATGAGCTGAAGAGATACTCCGTCATCTTCGAGTGCTCCGATGCCGAGGATACACGCTTTCGCATATTTGAGGCATCGGCGACCGTGATGGAGGTCACGCTCAACCAAGGCAACCTGCCTATAGCATGGGCTACGGCCTATGATGACAACGACCACGCCTTGGCTGACTTCGAGGCGTTCAAGTACCTCACCTCCGCCATCACCGAGGCGAAGACCACGGTTAACGGTGGCCTCGTGATGACGCAGGACATACGTGTCGGTCAGTTCCGCAACGGAAAGATGACAAAAGAAACGGGTGGCATGAGCGGCTACGCTGCCACCAAGAACTCGCCCTTCATCTGGGGCGGTGGCGACATCAAGCAGGCTTTCTACACCATTGGCAAGTACATCAACGATCCAGGTTACCAAGCAACCGACGAAGAACTGAAAAATATGTGCTCCTTCGTCCTCACCCACGGTGGACGTGCCATTCTCAACGACATCATCCTACACGGCTACATCTACGCCAAGGGCGGTGTCCTTCAGTCCGTCCGCTCGCCCAACGGCAACTTCTCCATCGATGAGCAGGGCAACGCCAAGCTCAAAGGGGAGATTGAGGCAAGCAAGGGCAAGATTGGCGGCTTCGCCATCAATGAGAGCAGCATAGGTACAGCTCTTAACATCATCAAGGATGAGGATGGCACCGAGGACATTGGCTACGGCAAGGAGAATGAAATGACGCTTCTGGATGAGTTCATAGTCTTCAATGGCAAGAACCGCCAGGCGATATTGGGTCAGTGGCAGTCTTTGGGCACTCCCATTCTCATGAGATTAATAGATGAGGTGGATGACTACCTGACCAGATACGGTGCAGTCATCTCCATCAAGAACAAAAAGGGAAAGGCTGCAGCCATGGTGTTCGGGGGCGGATATACGGCAGGACTGGCTCTCAAAACCGTAACTTTCAACAGCAACTCCAACAAGATTGACCGTTCCGTTAATGTGGCTTTGCTCATGGATGAGAACACCACATACCAATTGCCAGACATGCAGCCGTATGACGATGGCCACATGATCATGGTCAAGGCCATGAATGGCAGTGGCAAGAATGGGGCTTGCAATGGGATGAACATCACCGTGGGAGCCAACATCAAGGCTGATGGCACGACCAAGACGCCTTACATCATGCACGACCAAGGACAGCATTCCCAAACCTTGGGGCTTGGTGCCAAGGGAGATGCAATGATTCTCATCTTCAGCACACAAATTTATTCTGATGATGGCGAGGGATGCTGGATTCAGTTCAAATGTCCTCGTGACTGGTAAAACTATAAAACGCATATATTATGGAAGAACTTAACAAAGTCCCATCATCGGGCACAACATTCGGCAATGTTGTTGAGTCCATCAACGCCAATTTCGGCTTGATACTCACCGCCATCACCGAACTGGAGCAGACCAACAAGCGTAAATACCTCTTTTCAAATGAGGCAGAGCTGAAGGCTACTTATCCTAATCCCGACAAAGGCGATTATGCTTTTGTCGGAGAGTTGGCCAATGCCATAGTCTATAAGTGCACAACTGCAGGAACCTGGACCAATACAGGCGAGAAGTGGAATGTTGGCGGCACCATCGATGTGACCGCATACGTTTCGCCTTCAGACCCGGTTTCAGACCTTACGCAGCTTGTCGCTAACAAGGTGCGCATGCTGCAAAACAAGGGTGAGGTGTTCCTGCCGGCTACCACCACCAAGGCGGTTCTCGACCCCGACACCCAAAAGGTGCTCGCTGATGAGCTGACCGAAATGCGCTCCAAGGACGAAACCTTCGAGCAGCATGTCACCTCACAGGCTGGTACCAATAAGGCACTCGCTGACAATATCAGTGCACTTGCCAAGCAGACGACTGATCATTTCACAAAACTCGAAGGTGGCGGCATTACAGAAGATATGTTGAGTGATGGTCTGAAGGAGTCCATCCAGTCCTCTGCAAGCGGCAAGGGTGGCAATACATTCAATGTGACTGACCAAATTCCTCTTGAGTCCGGCTTCTATACTCTCAAGACTGCCATTGCTGCAGTTCCGGAGAAAAACCGTTCCAAGGGTCTCTGCATCACATTCGAGATCTCGCAGGGCAAGTGGCTGACCAAGCAGTTTATCGGCACAGATACCACGTCGTGGGATTCCACCGCCTCATGGGAGGACTTCGGGGGAGCCGGAACCGTCAAGCAGGTAACCGTCAATGGAGAGAAGAAAGCACCGGACTCTACAGGTAATATCGATATTACCATACCAACCGTGGAGGTCGATGAGACGCTGGATCAGGAGAGCACCAATCCGGTGGAAAACAAGGCAATCGCAGCAAAACTCAATGAGATAGAAGGCAACACCCTCGCCTCCACAGATGTCGAGGTGAGCGATGATGGCTCGACCGTCCATGTCTCGCTAAAGAACAAAAACAACGGTGAAATCACCAGTTTTGACGTTCCTGCAGGTTCCGGTGGCGGTGGTGGTGAGACCTCAACCACCAAAATAGTCCTCTCGGCTGTTGTCAATAACAGCATTGTCAAGCGTGGTGGCAGTTCAATGCTGACCTACGAATACGACCACCAGTACAGCTCTGGTGATGAGAAGGGGCAATCGACTGGCCAGAAAGCAACCATCAAGGTGCTGATGAAGTTAGGCGCAACGACCATATATAGCGATACCATCGAGGATGTCAGCAGTGGCAGCTATCAGCTCGACCTGACCAAATATCTGCAGTTAGGCACAACTGATATCTATGTCATTGCAACCACGACAGACCCTCTGACTGGCAACAAGCAGACCAAACAGGCATACACGTCAGTCAAGGCAGTCACGCTCTCGCTGTCATCATCATTCAATATTGCCGACTGCGTGGCACTCGGTGGATATGCTGATGATGAGACGGTCAACATACCGTTTGCAGTCAGTGGCTCCGGCACCAAGGTGGTGACATTATATGTCGATGGCAAGCAGCGCAATGCACAGACCGTCACCCGTAGCGGCACGACGAATAGCAGCTTCAATCTTGCGATGACTGGTTTGGCAAACGGCAGACATACCATTCAGATGGTGGCTGAGATGGAGGCAAGCCCAACGCTGACCCTGCGCTCAGACAGCATCTACTTCGATATACTGAGAGGTGCTGCCGAAGCACCCTATATCGGTGCCAAGATTACATCTGCCGATGGTACCATCTTTACTGATGATCATCTCACGCCAACCATCAAGGCAGGTCAGTATGAGCAGATGTCATTTGACTTCGTAGCCTATGACCCTGCCACAACACCTGCGTCCATGTCTGTCTATCGAGACGACATCAAGACACAGACCGTCAGCGTGCCTCGCACATTGCAGACATACAGCAACCGCTATCTCGACCAGGGGACAATCAGTATGCGCTTCGAGAGTGGCGCAACATCATACAATTTCTTCGTTGAGGTGGAGAAAAGCAGCGTGGATATCGTCGAGATTACAGATGGCCTGCAGCTGAAACTCACCGCCTCTGGCCGTGCAAGCAGCGAGGCAGACCCTGCCGTGTGGCAATATGGTGATATTACCACCAAGTTCAGCGGCTTCGACTGGAGCAGTAACGGTTGGACGGGCGATGCTCTGAAACTGACCAATGGAGCCAACATTGAGATTGGCATCAAGCCATTCTCATCTGATGCGACAAGCACAGGTGCTACCTACGAGATGGAGCTGATGTGCAGCAACGTCACAGACCGTGACGGCATCATCCTTGACTGCATGGCTGATGGAGTCGGCTTCCAGATGACCACGCAGGAGGCTAAGATCCGCACCACTGCAGGCACAGAGGTGAGCACCAAGTTTGCTGCTGGCATGAACTACAAGATTGCCTTCGTTGTCAGCGGCAAGGGTGGCAACCGACTCCTGCAGCTCTATGTCAACGGCACCCTGTCAAGTGCAGTCCGATATGCAGCGACTGATTCCATGATACAGCAGACACCTGCTGATATCCGAGTACTCTCTGATGATGCAGACGTTGAATTGCGCAACCTCCGCATCTATAACCGAGCACTCAACGACGATGAGGAACTGTCAAACTACATCGTTGACCGCAAGACAAGCGATGAGATGGTTGTCCTCTTCCAGAAGAATGCAGTCATGAATGACGAAGGCACAGATGTGGATATCGAGAAGCTCAGAGCACAGGGCAAGGGTGTGATGCGCATTGTCGGTGATATCGACCTGCTCAATCAGACAAACAACAAGAAGTTCGAGATTCCTGTTGATATCTACTTCTACTCGCCATACGGCAAGCAGTATGACTTCGTCATCAAGCAGTGCGGTCTCCGCATTCAGGGTACATCCTCCACGACATACCCGCGAAAGAACTACCGCATCTACATGAGCCGTAGCGAGAAATATGGCACGCAGCTCTTCATTAATGGTGTGCTGCAGGAGGACTTCCTTTATTCCTTCAAGCCGGGTGCAAGACCTGTTGACATCTTCTGCATCAAGGCAGACTTCTGTGATTCCTCATCAACCCACAATACAGGTGCGGTGCGCATCGTCAATGACGTGTTCAAACGGTGTGGATGGCTGACACCTCCACAGGCAGCCTATAAGGGTGAGTATGACGTGCGCATTGGTGTCGATGGTTTCCCGATTGACGTGTTCTATGACCAGAATGGCACGAATGCTTATCTCGGCAAGTACAACTTTAACAATGAAAAGTCCGGATCTGCAATTGTCTATGGCTTCGAGGGCATAGAGGGATTCAATGATGAAGCAACCTTGGCAGGACAGCGCAACAAGTGCATCTGCCTTGAGTTCCTCAATAACTCAGAGCCTATCTGTCTCTTCACCACCGCAGATCTCGCACGCTTCGATGCTGCGCTGGAATTCCGCTTCAAGCCAGATAAGACTTGGGATACAGCTGATCCTGAGGATAAGGCAGCCGTGCAGAGACTGTGGCAGTGGATATACGCCTGCAAGGGCAATCCTACCAAGTTCCAGGCAGAATACCAGGGGTACTTCATCAATGAAGCACCGTTTGTCTGGTTCCTCATCACAGACTACTTCATGGGAGTGGATAATCGTGTGAAGAACATGATGCTCGTCACATGGGATGGTATCCACTGGATGTTCATACCTTACGATATGGATACCCTCTTCGGCCTGCGCAATGACTCATATCTCAAATATGACTATACCATCACGCATGAGACATTCGATGACAGCATCGGCAGCTATGCCTTCGCTGGCCATGATAGCATATTGTGGGAGCTTGTCAGAGCATGTCCGGACAAATTGCGAGAGGTGGCAGAGACCATCCGCAGCAATATGTCACTCGAATATGTCCTGCAGGTGTTCAACGAGCAGGAGATGGGCAACTGGTGCGAGCGCATATATAATAAGGATGGCATCTTCAAATATGTCACTCCGCTCATCGAGGGCGTCAAGACCACGACGGGCACGATGACCTACGACTATCTCTATGCACTGCAGGGTAGCCGATATGCTCACCGTTGCTACACCATACAGAACCGTTTTGCACTGCTCGACAGTCAGTATGTCTGCGGCACCTACCGCAAGGACAGCTTCGGCTGCTACTTCGGCTACAAGTTCGGATCAGACAACCGAAAGATCAAGATAACCGCATCAGAGAGGTATTATTTCGGTTATGGCTATACCTCCGGCACTCCACATCAGAGCGCAGTGCTCGCAGCCGACAAGGGCTCACAGGTGCAGCTGGTCCTCGACACAGACCTCATCGTCAATGACCCTCAGTATATCTATGGTGCATCACGCATCATGGGCCTCGACCTCACTGATGTCAGTCACGCTATCCTGCAGACGCTCAACCTGAGCAACCTCACGGCACTCACCACACTCGATATCAGTTGCGCTGGCACACAGACAACGCTCAATAACCTGATAGTGGATGGCTGCAAGAACCTGCGATCACTCAACATGAGCGGTCTGAAGAGCACGCAGCTCACTGGCATGGATCTCAACCACAATACCAAGCTGGAGACCTTCGAGGCATCAGACACATCACTCACAGGTGTCACCTTTGCCAAGGGCTCACCGCTGGTTAAAGCGGTTCTGCCTGCAACATTGCAGACACTTGATCTGCAATATCTGCCGAAGCTGCAGGCTGTTAATCTGACACTCGAAGGCACAGACAACATCACACGACTCGTCGTCGACAGTTGTCCTGGCATTGAGTGGACGGCACTCAGAGCAAAATGCCCTAACGTCAAATACCTCCGTGTGACAGGCATCAACGAGGAGGGTGATGGGTCACTCCTCAGACAGTATATGGAGATGGGCGGTGTCGATGAGAGCGGCGGCAATGTCGAGACCTGCCGACTGGTTGGCTCATACCAGCTCACCCAGTACATCGATGACGTGGAGTTCCAGAGATACCAGCAGCACTACCCTGAGCTCAACATCATGCAGCCTCCATACACGGTGGTCGAGTTCGACGACAGCGTGGCGGACGATGCCAACGTCAGCAACCTTGACAACGAGACGGGCTACAAGTATGGCAATGCCTACCAGCCTTCGGGTCACATCAAGTCCTACCTCAGCCAACGCCACCGCGTGTTGGCCAAGGTCACCAAGAAGGCGACGCAGCGCAACGTCAGCATGGCGGGCGTTGACACGGTCATCAATAACCTCGACGGCGAGATGACCTACTATCCGCTCCACGATGACAACTCCAACTACTACGCCGATGCCAAGGAGGTGCGTGACTGCTCGGCTGCCAAGCTCGATAGCTCCGAGGGCGACATCATGATGCTGGAGCCACATCACTGGTTCAAGGGCATCAATGACTATCTGAACAGGAAGCACTACATTTGCTTCTCCACCAACAAGACAGTTCCGTCCGTCTCTGCCGATACCATCCAGATGACCATCGATGAGATCAAGTTGTCCAGGGGCGGATGGCGAGAGGGGTACAAGCTCACCGCCAACAAGCCGACACTCAGCGAGTCATACGTGGCAGATACCAACTACGCAGTCATCAAGGTCGATGTAGAGGGATATAGCCGTGTCCGCTTCCCTGCTGTCCCTGGCACCAACATGATTTGCTCGCTCTTCCTCGCAGAGGACGGCAGTGTCATCAGCAATGTGCTCGTGCCGACCATCAACCTCACATTCGAGCGTGGCCAGTATATCATATCAGACATACCAGACAGTGCCAAGACCCTTTGTGCTACCGTGTATAAGAATACACCAGGCGACAAGGTCGTACTGAGCAATTCAGACAAGATTGAGGATATGGAGCCAGACTGGGTAGAGGTGGATGAATATCTCTGCGCTGTTGTCGGCAGCACGGTTGTCGGTGACAAACTCCGAGCGTGCGTCTCTGGCGGTTCGACTACCGCCAACATGGCTTGGTCAGACTTCCATTATTACTCTGTCCTGCGAGGCATGCAGCAGATTGACTTCGGCATGCATAGCGACATTGCCAACCTCTTCTACATGAAGTATGGCCGTCGCAACTCACAGGAGCAGTGCGGTGCAGGCTCGCATACCAATGTGCGCACGACTGGCGGCACCATGTCACACGGCATGACCGACACCATCGGCTACGAGGCGGCAAAGGCTGTCAACGCCTCCGTCACCAACAGCATCGTCGATAACGGCGTGCATCAATATGCTTGGTACTTGGAGGGCGACGAGGAGAGCGGTGCGACCACCGTCAAGCAGGTCAATAACATTTGCTGCTGTGGCTACGAGGACATCTACGGTCACAAATACGACATGGTGGACAACTGCGATATGCCGAATGACAGCGCACACTCCAATATGCTGCGCATCTTCATGCCTGACGGCAACACCAGGTACATCAAGGTGTCAAGCTACAACGACATCTGGATTACCAATGTCTATCATGGACAATGTGGCGATGTCATCGCCGTCGGCAGCGCATCAGGCTCGCCAAGCACCTACTATGGTGACAAATATTGTGTGAACGGCTCTGCCAACCGTGTGCTCTTTCGGGGCT